ACTGCCAAAGGGGTTCTACAAGTTGCTTGTTAAGAACGTCTACGATAGTTTGGATGTAAGCTTCGAGTGCGCGTAGGAATAGATCAGTCTTGGATTTTGATAGAGCATAGGAACCTGTTGAACCACCGCCCAGCATAAGAAACTCAGATAGAACACTTCTAGCAATGTCATGTTGGTATCTCCGAATGATTGGGTCAATGTCGATGTTACGGTTACCACTAGCAGACATAAGTTCAATATCTACAAGCCTGTGGTTGCTTGGTTCTCCATCCTTACCGGGGTACATATCCGAAGGAAGGACGATGTAACCTTGCTCATTGAACTTGGTGTCACGGAGAATCTGCTGTAGGCTACCCAAAAAGGCTTTCTGCTCTGCACTAGCGTCGGGTGCTAGGTAATCAGCAGGGATACGAGCCAAAGGGATACCAGCAAGCTCTCGTTCAACTGCAATAGCCTCAATAGACTGTAGGTTGTTCAAGTATGTGTAGCTGGTATAGGCATTACGAAGGATACTACGGCCTGAAGGGTCATTGTTGATAACCGTAGTACGGTAGTAGAGTGACTTCTTCGTAGGGATGTAGTGCTTACCATCTGAATAGGCTTGCCCTGTGTCTTGGTACATGCCGAGGATGTCACCTGTCTTCTGGTCAACATCAAAGCGAGAGACTGTCCAAGGCGCACGAGAGGCTAACTTACGTACACCAATCCTACCGTCTGGGAACTTAGTCTTCTTCTTAGGGTTCAGAGTACTTGTTGACTCCCTACGCTTGTATACTACCTCAAACCATGAGAAGCCATACCCAAGGAAAGAGAGAGCCTCACTTATGTGGTCATCAAGCGTATGCTCCATATCCTCTAGGACTTGCTCTACGAAGTTAGCTTCAGCCTTGGCTTCTTCTGTATCGTCTACAGACTTAACCTTGAGGTCTACATCACGAAGGATTTGCTCAACAGCGTAAAGGACAGCACCAATAGTGGCATCATTGTCCCGCATCTGTTGGTAGGTACGGATAGCCTTCTTGCCACGTAGTTCAGGTAGGAACTCATCCGCACGGATTTGACCATTGTGTACATTAGAGCCAGATACACCAAGAATAGCCTTAGATTGTGTTTCACTGAGCTTGGGGGCCATTTGTGGTACTTCCTAACAGTATTTATTCTAAAAGTTCTTGACAGGGGTGTTTCTGTCGCCTATATGTGTATCAAGTCAACTTAATCAGTAAGGAAACAACATGGATATCATCTTAGGACTTGCTCTAACAATGCACTTGGGTAGCCCCAACACTCTGAATGAAACCCACCCTTATGTAGAGGTACAGCATGAAAGCCTGTCTCTTGGGGTGTATTACAACTCTATTGAAGAACCTTCATTCTACCTTACCTACACAGTTGAGTATAAAGGCTTCTACGCTGAGGTTGGTGCTGTCACTGGCTACAAACGTGCTAGTGTGCTTCCTTATGGGCGGGTAGGGTACAACATAACAGACAACATTGGTGTGTTTGCTGCACCCTCTGTAAGCGCCGATGGGAAAGAACTTAAGGCTATTGTAGGTATAGACTTTAGCTTTTAAGCGGAGGCTTCAGCTATACCAGTGTCACCAATGTCGCCATTCGTGTCACCCCACATGCGGAATTTAGTGATGTGGAAATTCCCCGTTGGGAATAGGCTCATGTCGGTTGTGGATAGGTCAGGGAAGGTGACTGGCGTTGTATCGGCTGTGAGTGCTGTACCCTCAACTGCACCGTTCACGAATGTGCTGCCATGACGTGATGCGATAGAGAACGGGACGTTGATGCCGGGGGAGTAGGTGTCGTCCGCACCTGTTACAAAATCTGAAACACCTAGCGCCGCTTGCTCAAAGAAGGGATCGCCTATTTTCGTGCTGTTAGTAGCAACTCGCGCTGAAATTCTGTTGCTTGCGTCAAGCTGCCATTGATGAAAGACAACCTCATTTGAGTTATCGCTATCAGCATAAGTCATATACCCTTCAACAGCGATAGAGACTGCGAGGGGGTTGATCTCGCGGACGGAGATGTTGTCAACTGCGCTGTCACCAACAACATTAAAGTTTCTCACTGTCACCGTAGTTGAGGTGCTAAGTGCCACAAAAACGTGGTCAATCGGTCCAGAACTATTGCTAGACTGGTGTATGTTCGATGATCCAGAACCAGCCGCCCCAAGCTGCACAATGACAGAGCTTGTCGGTCTGTCTAGCGTTAGCCTGTAAACATTTCCGGTGACAGTAGTGAATGTCTGAAACAGAATACCTTGGTCGCTTGTTCCAGCGCCAGTCAAGACTGCCTGCCCGCCGCTCTGGGAAGTACTGCCCGCGCCCGTGCTGTCATCAGTCCAGCCCGTCAGGTCAGTATCAAACGTCCCATTCGTCACCAACTCCGGCCCAATGACCACAGGTTCAGGGTACGGGATATTCTCAATCGGTATGGTCATAACGTCCGCAGCGCGGGTGACTGTAGAACCAGCCGTGGGAATGTAGGACGACGAAGTAGCGCCAGCCTCAAACTGTGGCCTGCCCACATAAACGGTCTCACCATTGGGCACACGCATTTCGAAACTTAGCGTGTCGTTTCCGCTTTCATTGGGGAAAAGTAGGTAAACTAAATACCCGTCACCGTATGGCTTTGTGATTACGTCAACAAAACCAACCGCACTAGAAGACGCCCCCGTAGACGGGTTAATGAGTACGGCGCAGGTCGTGCCGTAGGTCGTAAAGCTGTTTTCTGTGGTAAACCGGACATTGAAGTCCCCACCCTCAATATAAATAGAAAAGGCATGTCTAGCCCCGTTTGTCAGGGCGCTAGCTCTGGCTACCCGCCACCCGCCATCGGCAGACGTGGCCGTGATCTCGCCAAGCGTAAAACCGTATTTCGTGCCAAAGTTCGTTCTGGTTGATGTACCAACCACAGCATTTAACCAGCTTGCCGCTTCGAAATCCTCACTGTGAAAAATGATATTCGTCCGCGCTTCACTCTCGTGCAGATAACCTTTGACCCACTGCGAGCCGTCCCAGATGTGGTTGTCTGTGCGGGGGAGGTATGCTGCGCTGTCTGTGGTAGGAACATAGCTGTCACCACGGTCAGGGTTATCCACCATGCCACCGAGGTCGGAGCGGTAGAGGTGTGCGCCCCAAGCGTAGAGTTGGGTGAGGTTAGCGCCGGAAACTCTGCTGTCGATGTAGCAGTTTTGATTGGTGCCTAAATGAGAGACTTCAAACAGTGTCCATGACTCGTTTACATCACAAAGGGTGTCCTCGAAAGTTGCCCCATTAAAAATACGTATTCCCGCTGTTCCCTCGCCGGAGACGGTACGTAGCCACACCCGAAACGTATACCCAGTATCGTCAGTGGGATTTGTTTGAAGAATTCTCCAATCACCACTGGTAGACACAGCTAGGAGGTCTGCGGTCATAGTGCCATCAGGCGCAGCTACCGCATTTGGAGTGACTGTTGTATTAGTCTTACTCCAAGCCGCATTAGTAAAATCCTCACTATACGTAAGCAAGTTATGTGGACCCCACTTGAGCAGCCCATCGGTGTCAACCATCGTCGCATTACCCGCGCGGGAGTGGGTCGTAATATCTGATAATGTACTCATGTATTAAAACTCACCGTAGAATTGATTGCTGAAGTCGAGGACTAGATTGGGGGCAATACCGTTAGCAGAAAGATCACTCAAGGTAGGTGTCTTACGAAGGTACTTCCTATACTGAATTACAGACCACTCATTGAGAAACCTACGACCATTATAAAAGTAACGATCAATAGTGCTATCATAGGTAACACCATTGGGGGGATTAGCCCTGAACGCTTCAACATAGTCTTTCAGTGGGTTGCTGGACAAAATCTTAATCCCTTTAATGTGTCTACTTACCTAAGCCTTTAGCATTACTATAGGCCAGCTTTAGTTCTGGTCTTGCGTACCCATTGAGCATCAAGTCCGTTAAGGCCCACACCATAGCGTCTAATCTGTCAGGAGAGCCAATACTACCCAAAGGTTCCCATGTACGCATTTGTATCTCTAAGTCTTCCAAGTTAGCCCCATCTTCAGGGTTCCTAACGTGGTGGACTAGCTTACGTTCATAGAGGGCGCTAATAGGTTCAGCACGGGCATACTTACCACGAGAGGCTCTAACAGCCTTGTAAGCAACTGTAGGGTCTTCTCCGTGGATGGTAGTCTTTACCATGTCTCCACCTTGGTTGACCTCAGCTACGATACGATCAGCTTGGTAGTGGTGGTAGAGCTTGATTGCCAGACTAGCCCAACCTTGCGGGGACAATTTATCTGTGTAGTCACCTAAGATGTAACCTTTGCCATTGACGTCTACACCAGCTACAATAA